ATGTGGATATGGGCTCAGACTATGGCTTTTGAGGGCGGAACTCCCCTTGGCCGTACAGGTCGGGGCGCTGGAGAGTTTTTCGGTCTTAGAGCCAGTCCAAGAAACAGAATCTGGGAAGCCACCGACCAATGGCGTCCTGACCTGAAATCCTATAACGATATTCCGACTGACCCGCTGGAGAGAATCACTAAAGGAAGTCCTTATAGCCGGTCAGCGTATCGTCAGATGCATCCAGAGATAGACGCAAAGCTGTGGATCACCGGAGAGGTGACGACGCTAAAGAGTTCTGAGGCATCAAGTATCGTGCGGGAGCTAGTGAAGGAATACGAGATAGACCCAACCGATATCAAGGGCGTCCAGAAGCACCAGAAAGCGAAAGCAAAGCAGACGAAGTTCATGGAGTTTATGCAAAGTGGACAACAAGGGCCAGTCCGCTTTTCCGTCAGTGATTCTTCTAGACGTATGGACAGACTTATCAGGGCGCTGACAATGCCTGAGGCAGTTGCCCCACAGCAGGGAGCGGCTAATCCGCAAGAGGAAGAATATCTAGATGAACTTCGAAGACGCGCTCAAGAGCAGTTGAGACAGATGGGTTCTACTCCTGTCCCGGTAGGCGCACCGTAGTGATCGAGGTAAGGTGCCCCATAACGATAACCACGACCGCCGGGTCACGAGTGTGTGGCAAGAAGCTGGCCGAGGACCTAACCGGCTCCCTGGTCATCAAGTGCAGTCGGTGCAAGACCGTCGTTGAGATCACTCGCATTGACAACACTGCGAGGGTCATGGTATAGATTGTGAGTCAGGCTCTCGCCTGTCCTCAAGGAATTGAACACAATATTGTGCGCAAATAGTCGCCTTGCATATAGCAGGAGCGACTATTTTTTATGACCACTGAACAGAATCCCATCACAGAACCGCCGGTTCCAGCCAACACGCCAGACCGTGGCTCTGAGGACGATGCACGCTTTCAGGGGTACATAGACGCCGCCGCCGACACAGAGGCCGACGACACATATCTGTACGAGCCTCCGACCGAGGTGGACGATGAGCCACTCGCTCCGGTGGCCGAGGAAGAGCCACAGCTTCCCTTCCCGGAAACCCCCGTTGCGCCTGCGCCAGTCGAACCTACGCCGGTTGCGCCTGTCGTTCCGAACGAACTAGAGATTCTTCGACAGCAGAACGAAGCCTACCAACAGCAACTTCAGCAAGCGGAATTGCAGCGTCAGAGCCAGTTGCTCGAACAGCAGACCGCGCAGATGGCGACCGATCTCCAGAACCAGGGGCTTATGCCTGCCGAGGCCGCTCAGATCGCCCAACAGCAGACGCACTACCGCCAGCAGGCTATGCAGGCGCAGCAACAGGCCCAACAGTACGCTGAATTCCAACAGGGAAAGATGAACGCCGCTTTTTACTACGGGCAGTTGCATAGCGTCAGCCCACAGGAGCTGATGCAGTACAACACTCCGCAGGAGATGGAAAGGGCGGCTAAGAGCCATACAGAGATAGCGGCTCTCAAGGCAGAGGTCGCTAGCATGAAGAGGGGGCAGGTCGCTCCTCAGTCTATGGACAACAATCAGACCTCCCCTGTGCAGGGCAACAGCCAGGACAGGCTCGTTGACTCAGCGCTGGGCAAGCCCGCGTCACAGTGGTCACCAGCAGAATCGGAAGCTATGAGAACAATATCAGGGGGATAAGGAGCAACAATGCCACAGGCAGCAACAACCGGAAATCTGGAGAATGCCCAGAAGATCATGATCGCAAGTGCGCGATACACCGAGGAGCATAACGCTCCTATGATGGCTCTTACAGAGCAGTTCGCGCTGAAAAGCGGCGAGAAGCAGGTGACGGTGCCCAAGGTAGCGCAGATGACCATGAGCGATCTCGTTGACGGCCAGGACATCATCGACGAGGAAGAGATCGGAATGACCACAGTGGATCTTACGGCGGCAGAGGTCGGGGCCAAGGTGGTATTGACCGACAAGCTCGTCAGGCAGTCCGTGCCGAACGTGTTCCAGATGGTGGGACGCCAGCTTGGCGACGGCATGGCGAGAAAGAAGGACACCGACGTTCAGGCGCTTTATGAAAATCTCAATGACGGCACAGACCTAGGCGAAGCAGGCGCAGAGCTCACAGCCGTTAACCTAACCGGCTGTATCGCATTTGCCAAAGCCAACAAGTTTGGCAGCAAGGTATATGTGGTTCATCACCCTAACGCCGTAGCGGAGTTCGTAAAGAGCGCCGCCGTTACTCCTTCCGCGGCAGCCCCAGTTCCGCATGGATGGTCAGAGGAACTACTGAAGGACTTCTTCGTCGGACTCAGGCCGTTGAACGGCGTTCCCATATTCGAGGCGGGCAACATTCCAGAAACATCGGCAGGACTTGGGGACGGCTACGGGTGCATCGCAGACCAGGGCGCTATGGCGACACTCACATCTGTCAAGATGCGAACCGAGCGTGAAAGAGACGCTTCCCTGCGCGGCACGGAAGTCGTCATCACCGCCGACTACGGCGTGTTTGAATTGGATAACGACCGTGGGGCGCCGATGCTTTACGATCTCTCTGGTCTTCCCACTACTTAGAGATGAACACGGCTGAAAGACTGTCCCTTAAACGAGAACTCAGTAAGTTCGGCATACGCGGGGAATACCTAGATAGCTGGCAACCTAGGGAAGACCTTTGGAGACATGCGCCCAAGTTGAATATAACTGGCACGCAAACGAGACCAGCCGGGGCTATAGTGCCGAATCAACCGGCAGACATGGATCACAAGCTCAGGATGGCTGTAAATGGAGTCCTCCCCTGGAAGCCCACGAGGGACTGTCAGTGCAAGGCTTGCAGAGAGCGTGATTGGGACAGCGCGGTGGTAAATGAAGAGGGTCATATCTCCATACTCGTCAAGGAAGAGGTATCGCCCTTCCAGGCGTTCGAGGACCCTCCGAAGCCTGTCGCGCCGGACCAGACCAAGTGCCCCGACTGCGATTTCGTGGTCAGGGCCGACAGCAAGAGTCCAAAAGCCTCTCTGCGGTTTCACCGTTTGGGGAAGCACAGTGAGGCAAAGGTAGCGTAGGACGCATAAACGCATAAAACCGCATGGCTGTAACGATTGGCCGAGGTCGTGCGGGGTAATCTTATCGGCTGATCGCAGGACATAGAGCCTGCTCAAATCAATGACCTTCAAGGAGGTTCAGACATGGCATTTCCGTTGACGGTGAACTTGGGTTACGGACAAGAAAAAACAGAGACTTCAGGGAAGAGACATAAGCTAGGCACAAGGGCAACTACTCCAGACGGCAGGGTATTTTACTATGCTCGATGTGGTAGTGGCGCTGCTATTTCAACTGCCGGAATGATTGTTGACGCATCTACAACATTTACTGAAGCTGCCCATGACATGGACCTAACACTAATTTTGGCTCACAGTGTTGGCGATACAACAATCAGCCTTGAAGTACCAACTACAGACCTGACCAAAGATAGGTACGCAGATGGGTATCTGATGTTTAATGATGGGCCGGGAGAAGGCGAGGTATATAGGATTAAATCTCATCCTGCTCACGATGCGTCTGATGATAACACGGTCATCATCACCCTTGATGAACCAGACGGCATTAGAACCGCTCTGACCACCGATACAGAGGCACAGCTAGTTGAAAATCCCTATTTAGGGGTAAAGATTATTGACGGTAACGGCACTATGGAAACTGGCGCTTTGGGTGTAACGGTTATACCTATGACTGCCAGCTATTATGGCTGGATACAGACTGCAGGAATCGGTAGCGTAGCTATCGGTGCAGCGGTAGGTATTGTTGGTGACGCTTTGCAGATATCTCAGGCATCAGGTGAGGATGGAAGAGCAGAACTCTACGACCTCTCTGGTGAGGATGACCTTCAGTCGATAGGCACTGCAATTGTTATTCCGTCAATAGACACAGACAAGCAAGCGTGTCTTTTGACAATTAGGTACTAATGGTAGCCCCGTAATAAAACACTCTAGACCTCGTAGGGAGGGCATAGGTTTTCCTTCCCTACGGGGACACTTAGCTTCACGACGGCCACTGGCTCTTTAGTCGGATGACGTGTACTCTATAAAAGATTTGCATTCATAGTCACCGACATCAGAAGGTGGAAGGAGTCCTCAAATGGTTCGTGAACTCACTATAGACGGACGGCGAATAGCAGATGATGAGCCGGTATACGGTATCGCGGAAATAGGCCATAACCACGAGGGTGAACTCCGTAAGGCCAAGGCGATGATCAACCATGCCAAGCTCGCCGGGGCCAGCGCCGTCAAGTTCCAGACCCGTCATCCCAAGGAGGTCTACGCCCCCTCCGACGCTAAGGGCGCGTACTTCTACAAGTCCTCCAATCCCCAGTGGATGGACGAGACGTATGGAGAGCATCGAGAACTGCTTGAGTTTAGCCAGGAAGAATGGGAAGAGCTGTTCGACTATTGCCGCACAAAAGCCGGTATTACGGCCTTCTCCACCCCCTTTGACTTCTCCAGCGCCGACCAGCTTGACGAACTCGGCGTTCCAGCGTTCAAGATCGCCAGCGGCGATGCGACCAATATCCCCCTCATAGAGCATGTTGCCGCCTTCGGCAAGCCAATGATCGTCTCGACCGGCGGTCTGGAGATCGAGGACGTAGACCGTGTTTACGAGACACTGACGGGCAGGGCTCACTTCGCGCTGCTACAGTGTTCGTGCATCTATCCTGCGCCTGACGACTCTCTCAACATAAAGGTCATCACCCAGTACCGACAGCGATATAACTGCGTGATCGGACTAAGCACTCACAATCCGGGCTGGATGCCCACCGTGGGCGCCGTCTCTCTAGGGGCGCGTATCTTCGAGCATCACTATACTAACGACCGCACCTGGAAGGGAACGGACAACCCTTTCTCACTGACATCTGACATGTTCAGAGAGCTCATAGATGCCTGCGGCGTCGTGCAGTCCGCTCTCGGCATGGATCATAAGGCGAAGGACCCGCGTGAGGAAGAGCCCACGAC